CATCGTAATGATAGTTGATGGTGTTGCTGGTCTAGTTGGACTCGTATCAGTCGGATACTGCTCCAAAGAAACGCCAGTATCACTAACTCGCCACATTACCTCAACATAGTCATTTGCGTTCATTTCCAGAACGTAATTCATCGCAGCAATCAGGTGACTAGGATCACCCGTACTCTTTCTTGCCGGCAAGTAAAACTTACTATTAGAACCAGCTACGTTAGTCCCATTCTTACGAAACCAAATATCTACGTCCTGACCATCGTTTGACGTATTCTTAAATTGAAACGAAAACTGAATGTTGTAAATCCCATAATTCCTGACGTTTAGCCTAGAACTATCGGAAACGTAAACTCCATTGGAATAATCTGTCGTATTAAACGTAACTGCATAGGCCGTTGTAGTGTTAGCCGCTGTCTGGTCTGTAGAGTCCTGAAATGCCCCATAGGGAGCCGAATCAGCCTCAGCAGCCGCAGATACCGGGACGAAGAAAATCAGGCTCTCAAAGCCTATACGCTCATCAAATAGGGTCGTTGTAACCGCATTGCTAGTCGCTAGGGTAATTAGACCTGTGTTGTTGGTCTTGCCGTCCATAATGCCACGAACGACCTCAGCAACAGCCCTTTGATCCCCTCCAAATGGCGGTAATGTACGAAATTGCCTCATCGATTACCCTGCTTAACCACATCTACGTCAAGACCTACAGCAGTTTCCCAATTCGCACCAGTAGGAGTCAGTCTTAGACGGTGATATTCACCGTTAGAACGGATGGAAACACGGTTTTCAGCATCAGCAGCTACGTCAGAGCCAAATTCCACTACTTCATTGAGCAAATCCCGGCTAGAAATCGCCACAGAACCGCTTCCACCGTCCACAGTTGGCCTTACTAACGTCACCGTAGACCGTCCAATGGCTATATCACCAGTCGTAATGTTCGCTGTCTTAGGTTGACCAGCGAAAGCAATGATCTTAGCCCCAGAAACACCCGCAAAAAGTATCTGTCCACCAGCAAATACCCGTGAATCCAGAGGAATATCTAGCGCATCAATGTTAGCGTTATAGTTATCTACCTGCTCTAACGTCGCTGAAGGCGTTAGCACAAAAGAAATAGAGTCAGCAGTAGTATCTGCATACGACCAACGGTCTAAGTTCATTGAGTAAATCAGCAGATTCTTACCACCGAAAGTATTATTAAATTTCCAAATAATTAACTTTCGGATAGGGTCAACTGTTGCTGACATTCCTGTAAAGATTTCACTCGGAATGACGTTCTCAAAGAACCACCTATTGACCCTCTCAGCACCAATAGGTTTTACTGATTGTCCATCGCAAGAATAAAACCCATCATCTGCTAGGAAATACGTTATACCGCCGTATTGAGCGATTGATCCGTCTGAAATACAGCCCAAAGACCTAGAGATCGCATCAAATTGAAAAAAGAAAGGGCTACCCGTGTAACTCATACGGTAAATAGCCCTCTCAAGGAATACTAAACCGTATTCCCCACCAGCAAGACCTGTTATATCCCCACCGTCAGGAATGATCTGAAAATCAGACTGAGAAGCCGCACCCGGAGTCCAGTCCGTCTCATCGTTAATGTCCGACCAGTAGACCTTGTTCGCATCCGTTCCATCGTTAGCCGCAACAACAAAATCCCGAACCACCGTGACATATTTAGCCGTAGGAGCCGCAGCAGCTAGGTTAGCAAAGTAAGTCGATACGCCAATTTCAAAGGCTTGTAACTTATCCTGACCGTTAGCCAGAATCATCTTTGCCCCGTATTGCGTTACATCCCAACTCTCAACCGTTGAATAGCCTGTTGTCGTTGCTGCATCCAGACTAGCATCAGACGAGTCAAACTTGTAGACCTGAGTCGCTCCGGCAGCAAATAAAGCCACCTCACCGCCGAACTTACCGCCAAACGTAATAAGCAAATTCTGAGCAGCAGCATCAGAATAATCAGCCTCAGACCTAAATGGCGCATAGCCGTTAGCAACGGGATAACAGTTCTTAGCGTCAGTAATCGCCCCTGTTACTCCGGGCTGATCTGGCAACCATTCACCAAAAACAATCTTTTGCATTATTAAATTCCCAAAGCCGATTTAATCTCGTTTGGTGTAATGGCTGCATCAATGTTGGCCTGAATTACTGTATATTTTTCACGAATGGCCTGACGAGCCGCTTCCGCTGCTTGTGCATCTACCCCCGGTATTTGCTTCATTATTACTTCATCGTATGGCTTAAATTCTTCTGCACGAGCAGAACGTCGAATATCGTGCGCGATTACTTTTGCATTTTCAATTTTTACAACAATCATGTTTCTTCCCTTACCGGAAACTGATCTGATTCAGCACCAACGCCGTCTGTCAAAATACTTGGGTCAATCTCCCAAGCATTACGAAAAGTACGGTCGGACGGAATATCTGATACATCCACAATCTTGTAAGGCTTGCCAGCAGGAACATCTTTTTCTGCTATTTCCTCAAGCGTATATGTTTGAAGGCACTCAGGCGCAGGGATGATGATAGAAATACCGCCTTCATCGTTTTGGTAAATGATTCTTTGATTAACCATGGCGTTCCCTCTCAACTATCTAAACAATATAAGTGTTACAACTTGAACGTCTACTGCAGTACCAGCAGATTGGCTACCAACATCAATCCTGACGCTTGATGTTGTAACTAATGAGGCATCCGTACCTCTAATACACCAACCTATTGACCTATTCCCTAACACAGATTCATTTGTAATTCCGGCAAGCGAGTAATCTGCATCTGGCATAGCCGTAGAAAAGTTTATCGTATAGTCACCAGTATTGTTATCCGTAATGCTAGATACATTAGCTGACGCTCTAATAGATACTGTTCCAGTACCGTTAAAGTTAACCCAAGCTCTAGCTCCGTAGTAAAGTGGACTACCAGTAGTTGTTTCTACAAGTTCACCGGTTAACGCATGGTTATGTGATGTTCCTGATGCTGTATTTGTTGATGTGTTTGTAATGGTGCTTGGCGTACCCATCGCAACAGAACCGCTAGTCGTGATGGTAGTAAAACTCATACCAGCACCAGCAGCTACGCTGGTTACTGTGCCAGAACCGCCAGAAGCCGCGATAGTAATCGACCCCGCACCGTTTGTTATGGTAATTCCTGATCCAGCAGTCAACGTGCTTTTAGCAAGCGTATTCCCCGTTGAGTTACCGATTAACAATTGACCATCGGTATAAGATGTTTGACCTGTACCGCCATTAACGACTGGAACAGCACCAGTTATCCCATTACTTAAGTCAATTTGCGACCAAGCAGGATTGTTATTTGTTCCTGTATTAGCAAGATAACGAGTTGCTGTCGTATTTTTAGGAAGAAGTACAAAATTATTTGCACCAGAGGCATATAACAAATCGCCTTGTACTGCACCTAAACCAAACGTATCAATTGACGAACCGTCCACGTTTACAGACCTAGCCGCCGTATACGTTACGAACACATCCTTAGTGCCAGATGAAAAGTTAGTTTTAGTAGGCGCACCAGCACTAGACGCTAATACAGTATCACGCGATAAAGTCGTACCGGATGCCGTGTAAGTGCCAATACCAATTTCCCACTCGCCATTTCCTTGTCCGGCAATGGTGTAGTAGGTAGTGTTTCCATTACCAATTACAGAAAACGACTGAAATCCAGTAGCAGCACCAGCAAGCGTAACTGTGCCTGTGCCAGTAGTGGTCGTTGTTTCTTTTACTCGATCAGCTAAAACAAGTGGCATTACACCCTCGCCCAGTTATCAGAACTTCCACTTACTTGAGTCCAAGTGTCGTTATTTGCAGAAACAACACTCCAATTATTAGAGCCAACAGCTATTTCAGTCCATTCGTTATCCACAGCACTCTGTTCAGTCCATGTATTAACTTGAGGAACAACATCTGACCATTCCTCACCAATAATCCCACCATTGGCACTAATTGTTGCTATGGCATTGACATTGCCTACGCCAGAGAAAATACCAAAGCCATTACATACAACAGTTGCTATGCCATCAACTGAAGCATGACCGTCATAAATAACACCACCGTTAGCGGTTACAGTCGCATCTGCAGTAATCGCAGCATTTGCCGTCCTGATTCGTATCCCATCAGCGGTAACAGTCGCATCTGATGTAATTGAAGCATCACCAAACTGAACTCTAGTACCTAATGCCGAGACAGTTGTTGTAGCATTAATTGCTGCATCACCTGCATATATCGCAGTAGCATTTGCTGATACCGTTGCAATAGAATTTACTGCTGCATCAGCAAACCTTATCAATCCACCAAGCGCAGAAACCGAGGCATTTGCTGATACATCAGCAGTAGCTGTCCTAACTCTAATACCATCCGCAGTAACCGTGGCATCAGATGTTATTGATGCCTCAGCCAACTGGACTCTTATAGCATCTGCCGTTACTGTTGCTGTTGCATCAACAGCAGCATTTCCGAACCTTACTCTAATAGCATCTGCGCTGACTGTTGCAATTCCATCAATAGCACCAGAACCTACTAAAATTCTAATGCCATCAGCCGCAACAATCGCAGTACCACTTACAGAACCATCAGCAAACTGAACTCTGCTTGCCAATGCTGTGACGGTAGCTGATGCATCTATACTCGCGGAACCAAATAACGTGACACCCCCTGATAGGGATGAAAATGGAACCTCTGAGTAAGCTGTTATGCCAAACATAATTTAGGCAAGCGTCACAGACAACGACCCAATAGCAATCTTAAAAATATCACCGCTTGCAATTGTTTTAGACGCGTTCAAAGCTGTGTGATAAAGCAAATTCCCAGTAGTCAGGGAATCCATGATTCCAATCCATCCAACAGTACCCCATGATCCTGTAGCTTGTGGGAATTCAATTGCAGCGGAATTAGTGCTAACACCATTGCTAGGCGCACCGAACGTAATCGACTGACGCGCATACGAGCCACCAGAAACTTCAGTCCCCGTATTAGCATCTGTAGGATCGCTAGTAAATAAACCTAGATATACAACTGACGGACTTGTATAGCTAGTGTTTCGCAGAGTAGCGTTAATCAGCGCGTTCTCAAGATAATTCGACATTTCTGCCATGATTTCACCTCACGTTATAAGACATAGACATAGGCTGACCGCTGTATTCACTCGATTGGTCAGAGTTCGTAATCGCAGTTACAGCACGATCATACAAAGCTGCCCAAGTCTGAACACGGGCATCATTCATTAGATAAGGTTCTGCTTCCGCTAGCGACGCATACAGCAAGGCATCAGGATAATTAGCTAGGAAAATGTTACTAGCGTTCGTATCCGACAACAGCGGAGGCTTGCCGTAGTACAACATCTGGAGAACGTAAGTGCTGTCTGGAGATGGTGCTAGCTGTATCTCAGAGCCTAGAATCGTGTAATCAACTGGCTTACCACCATCCGTTACGCGAGACTCAGCGTAGAACGAATTAGGAGCCTTGTAGCGCAATGTAGTCACCGGATTCGTGTTCAGGTGAATATCACGCATCTCTAAGAAGTCTGTAG